TTCACGAACTTCAAAATCTTTACTTTGCACTGACTCGTAAAGAACTTGAACTGAAAAACGTAACTCCTTAATTTCTATTATACTCTGTTAGCAAATCGTTTTAATGTTTGCTAACGAAAAGCTAACTGACGTTTCAATGTCTGTTAGGTAATGTTATAACATAAATAGATAAGATGAGTAGAGAAATAATAATAGGCGTAATAGCTATTGGATTGATAGTAATTACAGTAATAATAGATAAATATACTAAGTTATGAAAGTAGGAGATAAATTAAGATATAAAGGCGGATTTAATCCAGAAGCCATGGTTTATGAATATATACAGTTTGATAAAGAATATAAAGTAGTTTACGCTAGTGATACTTGTATTGATTTAATATTAGATAAAAATATTGAATGGTCATTTACAATAGATCAAATTCATAGCTTTTTTATTCCTTGTGTTGAATCAAAAGACGAACACTATGACAACACGAATGGAAGCCTTTATAAGTTTGCGTGTGATCATAACCTAAATGCGTTTGAATTCGATTGCATTAAACGTCTAGTAAGATGCAGAAAGAAAGGGCAGTTCAAAGAAGACTTAGAGAAAACAAAAAGAGTGATTGATTTATACTTAAAAGAATTTGAATTATGACAGCAGTAGAATTTTTAGTAGAACAAATAAAACAGAATGTTCACACTTCATTTGAAGAGTTTGAACTATTAGTTAACCAAGCCAAAGAAATGGAGAAACAACAGATAATTGATGCAGTAGAGGAAACTATTTATGAAATGAGTTTATATGAAAGTTTTAGAACTTTAGAAACTGGAGAGCAATACTACAACGAAACCTTTAAATCAGAATAAGATGATGACAGCAATTGAATTTTTAGTAGATAAGATTTGTATAGATGTAGATATGTACGATGAAGAAGGTAATGTTAATGGTGTTGAGTATTGGAATGCTTTTCGTTCTTGTACGGATTTATCAGAATATATTAATAAAGCCAAAGAAATGGAGAAGCAACAAATAATAGATGCTTATAGAGATGGAAGGAGTGACCAACAATCTGATATACCAAGTAAATTCTATAATAGAATGGCTGAAGATTTCTACAACGAAACCTTTAAAAACACGAAAGAATGAGAACTTTAATTTACATATTTATAATTAATTTGTTATATAAAGGCATTGATTGAAAAATAATGTTATATTTGAAAAAAAAAAACATCTATATTATGAATGCTGATTGGTTAAAATATATCGCTAAACATCATAAAGAGTGGGTTTCTATTGTAAAAGGATGGGGAGAGCATGAATACTGTGAAGATATAGTTCAAGAGATGTATATTAAACTACTCAAATATACTACAGAAGAAAAGATAGTTAAAAACGGTCAAGTAAACAAGTCTTATGTTTGGTTTACATTACGATCTATTTTCATTTCAGCAATCAAAGAACGAAATAAGATAGCAAAGGTTAGAATTGGTGACGGATTTGAAGTAGAATACATTTGTGAGTTAGAAGAAACAATAGCTTATTCAAGAATGTTAAGTAAGATTGATAAAGAGATGGATAGCTGGGAATGGTTTGATAAGATGCTATTTAAACTATACGCAAAGTCAGGAGATTCAATACGAGATATTGCAGAACGTTCTCACATTTCAACTACTTCAATATTTCACACGTTAAAGCATTGTAAAGAAAGAATTAAAGATAATGTATCAGAAGACTATGAAGATTTTAAGAATAACGATTTTGAATTAATATAAACAACTATGAATAAAACAGTAATTAAATTTTTAGAACAAGAAGCAGCAAATATTGCTTTAAAGATGGATGAAGTAGGAAAGTCTGAAACACCAAACTTAGCAGATTATCATTTTTTAACTGCATTAATGATGAGTATCCAATATTTATTAGAGACAAATGGCAAAGCAAGTAAAAAGAACTAGAAGAACGCCAGAACAAATGGCAGAAGCAAGAGCGAATGAATCGCAAGGATTAGGAGATACGGTTGAAAAGATATTTGAAGCAACAGGAATAGCTAAACTTGTTCATTTTATTGCAGGAGATGATTGTAATTGCGACAAAAGAAAAGCAACTTTGAACAAATTGTTCCCGTATAATAATCCTTTGTGCTTAACTGAAGATGAATATCAGTATTTAGATGCTTTCGTTACTTCAAAGAGAGACGATCTAAAACACGCAGAACAAACAAGAATGCTATCGATCTACAATAGAGTATTCAAAGCAAAGAACGAGCCTACAAATTGTGCGTCTTGTTGGAGAGATATAATTAATTCACTTAAAAAAGTACATAGAACATATGAAGAAAATATTTAGTATAGCAATCTTATCAATTGTATTGATGAGTTGCAAGAAAGAAGTTAAAACACCAGTAAGTAACACGTGTAATTGTGTAGAGTATCACGAACAAAAAGAAATGGTAGGAACATATCCAACATGGCAGTTAGAGTTTGTATTCGATTATCAAACAGATTCTATTCCTGATTTGTGTTCAAAGGATAATGGTACATGGATATATAACTCAAACAGCACACAACGCTATAAGTATATCTGTAATTAATACAAAATGTGTTACACAAAATGTATAAGCCACAAGATATGAAATACTATATTGCAGTTGTAAATGATAGAATCCATCTAAAGGAATGGAAACGACTAAAAACAAATTTGCAAGTTAGTGGTTATTCATATATAGTGTTCTTTGATTATAGCATTCAAGAAATAGAATTGAATGAAGTTACAAAGGAAGTGTTCAAGCAAATGGCATATTGTGAGAATTGAATAAACAATACTTTTATCAGATGGAAGGAAAGAAACAGAATGGAGGCAAACGTGAGGGTGCAGGAAGACCTACAAAGGTAGATGAGTTGAAAGTTAATGAACTGTTCAATAAAGCACTTAAAGTTCTTTACAAGCAAGATACGGACGAGGACAATAAAGTCAATTTTATAGTTGATTTATTAGATAGTCAAAGAGGGCAAATCTTTGTAGCTGAACATTTATTCGGTAAAGCAAAAGATACAGTTGAAACAACATTGAATGTAAACGATTTCAATATTAAAGATTACTTCAAAGTTGGTACTAGTAAATGATAAGTATAATGCTTTAGGCTCAGATTCTAGGTATTTTATAGCAACAGGTGGAAGAGGTAGTAGTAAGTCATTTTCTATTACTTCGTTTCTTGTTATGTTATCTAGGGAATCAGGTCATGTTATTCTATTCACACGTTATACATTAGTTTCAGCATCTATATCAATCATTCCAGAATTCATTGAAAAGATTGAATTGCTTAAATTAGCACATGAGTTCATTATAACCAAAGATGAGATTATAAATATCAATTCAGGTAGTAAGATAATCTTTAAAGGAATAAAGACCAGTTCAGGAACACAAACTGCAAACTTAAAATCATTAGCTGGAGTTACGACCTGGGTATTAGATGAAGCAGAAGAGTTAACAGATGAAGATACGTTTGATAAAATTGATTTATCTATCAGGCATAAGACAAAACAGAATAGAGTTATTCTTATACTTAATCCTGCTACAAAAGAGCACTTCATATATCAAAGATTCTTTGAAAGCAAAGGAGTGGCTGCAGGAAGTAACATAACAAAAGCAGATACAACGTACATACATACAACGTATTTAGATAACATTGAAAATCTATCTGAATCATTCCTACAACAGATTGAAACTATTAAGCTACGAAGACCTGAAAGATACCAACATCAAATACTAGGGGGTTGGTTAGATAAAGCTGAAGGAGTTATTTTTACCAATTGGTCAATAGGCAAGTTTCAAGATGTAGGTACTGTTGTGTACGGTCAAGATTTTGGATTCTCAAACGATCCATCTACATTGGTTGCAACATCAATAGATTCTGTAAATAAGAAAATATATCTTAAGTTATTAATGTATCAAACTGGATTAACGACTACAGAAATATACCAACTGAATAAACACTACGCAGAAGATAAATTGATTGTAGCAGATTGTGCAGAACCGAGATTGATTAATGAATTAAGAGCAAAAGGATTGAACATCTTAGAAGCTGTGAAAGGTCAAGGAAGTGTAACACATGGAATCACAATACTACAAGATTACGATTTAATAGTAGATGAAGATTCAGTTGATTTAATTAAGGAGTTGAATAATTACTGTTGGCTAGAGAAGAAAAGTAAAACACCAATAGATAAACACAATCACGCATTAGATGCTATCAGATATGCAGTAGGTTATCAGTTAGACAATCCAACAAGGGGAACATACGCAATATATTAACTATGGAATTTATACACATGAATGAAATGATTGAACGAGTAGAGATGTTTCTATGGGATTCAAAGCAAGTAAAGGTAAAGATTATAATAAATAACCCTATGCGAATACATCACGATATGGAGTTATTAAATTATGCTTATGGTATTGCCTTAGACTATTACAAAAATAAGAACTAATTGTTATAATAATAATGAAACTAGAAATACAAGTACCAACTAAATTAGCTGATATATCTTTAGAGAAATACCAGTCGTTTATGTCTATCAAAGAAAGCAATGAGGATGAGGATTTTGTCGGTAAAAAAATGATAAGTATCTTCTGTGGTATTAAAATGAATAACGTAGGGTTACTTAAGAAGAGTTCAATAGATGAAGTTTCACAAGTCTTTGTTGATATATTTAGTACGTTACCAAAGTTTCAAGATAGATTTGAGATGGGCGGTAAAACGTTTGGCTTTATTCCTAACCTTGAAGATATAACACTAGATGAGTATATCGACTTAGATAATAACATAGGTGATTGGAAAACATTCCATAAAGCAATGGCAGTAATGTACAGACCTATAATTAAAACGAAGGGTAATAAGTTTGAAATAGAGCCTTATATAAGTAATATTACTTATGCTGATGTTATGAAGTATGCACCATTAGATGTTGCTACTGGAGCGAAGGTTTTTTTTTGGAATTTAAAAAGAGAATTATTGAAGGGTACGATAGCCTATTTGGAGCGAACGGTGAAGGAGATGAGTATTCAGCTCAAACACAATTTACCAAAAGATGGGGATGGTACAACAGCTTATACGCACTTGCTGGAGGAAACGTACAAGAGTTTGAAAGAGTTGGAAAACTTAGACTTCTTCAATGCTTACAATGGTTGATGTACGAAAGTGAAAAGGTTAAAACAGAAAGAGAAATTATAAACAAATGACAGGATTCTACGCAGTTACAACAAAGATAAAAGATACATTAGCACTAGATGCTTTTGTAAACACTATTACGATGGGTGATATATTTGATGTGGATTTAAATAAACAAACAATATTTCCTTTATCACATTTGATAGTGAATACTGCAACAAAAGAAGATAGAGTTATGCGTTTCAGTTTTACTTTGCTTTCAATGGATATAGTGAACATATCTAAGGTACAAGTTACTGACCAATGGATAGGCAATGATAACACACAAGATGTCTTGAACACACAATTGGCTGTACAATCTAGGTTAACTGAATTACTTAAACGTTCAAGCATTGTAACTGACCATTATATTCTAGATGGTAATCCTAGTTTTGAGCCGTTTACAGAAAGATTTGAGAATAGTTTAGCAGGATGGGCTTGTACATTTGATGTATTAGTTCCTAATGACATGACGATATGTTAAAGGGATTGAAGAAAGAGCTTGACGATTTTAGAAATAAAGTAGTATCACAAGCTAAAAAGAACTTATCTAAAAAAAATAGTTCGGGTAATCTTCAACGCACTATATCTTCTGATTTAAAAATAGGACCTAATAGCTTTGAGTTATCATTTGATTTAGGTAATTATGGTGAATTTGTAGATAAAGGAGTTAAAGGAGCAGCACCAAATAGAGTAAAGAACGGTAGACAAAAAGCACCTAATTCACCTTTTAGATTTAACTCATCTAAACAATCTATACCTACAAAAGTATTAGACAAATGGACAATAATGAAAGGTATTGCACCAAGAAATGAGAAAGGTCAATTTATAGGTAGAAAGACTTTAAAGTTCCTTATAGCACGATCTATTCACGCACAAGGAATAAAACCAAGTTTGTTTTTTACCAAGCCATTTGAGAAGGAATTTAAGAACTTATCAAATGATGTTGTTACAGGCTTTGGATTAGATGTTGAAGATTTATTAAAATATAGTTTAAATGGCAAATAGAATTTTTACACGTTCACCTTTTCATATTGCATTGGGTGGTACTGCAAATCAAGAGACAACTTGTGAGTTATATATTTGGAATGGAATTTATAGTTCTACTGCACCAACTACACCAACTTATACATTATCTAAGAGCATACCTAGTTCAGTTGTTACAAGTGTTAATTATAATATCAGTCCTTACTTGCGTGAATACATTTCATTCACTACACCGTTAACTATATACAATAGTATTTCAAACGCACCTACTGCACAATTTTGCAATGTTATAGTAAAGTTATATTTAGCAGGAGTTCTTCAATCTACTACGACTTATGTTGGGTTAGATGGATATGGTTATTATGAAGACGATTATAATCCTACATTAGCTCCTTACTTATTAGATGAAGGAACGTATTATTATTATTACGATTCTGCTGGTTTAGTTTCTGATTTAGATAAAAGACCAGGATTCTTAACTATTGATACTGTAAGCACCTGGAAGGTAAAATATACTAATCTTGTATCAGCAGCAACAGTTACAGTAACACCACTTACAGCTGTTGGAGATAACCTTATTTCAATATACAAAGTTAATCCAACATATTGGGCAGATGGTTGTAAAACGGAAGTTTTAGATGCTAGTAATGTTGTTCTAGCAACGTATTATTTTAGACCTATTGAAGAGTGTAAATATGAGGTTTACTATTTAGATTTTATTAACCGTTACGGTGCGTTTCAAAAAGAGTTTCTTTTCAAGGCTTCTAAGCAGTCTGTACAAACAAAAAATACTGATTATAATTTAATGAGTTCAAGCTATAATTACAATCCGTCTAATGCAACAAATGCTGTAATGAATGCAAACGGTAATGAATCAATACGATGTAATACTGGTTGGGTAGATGAGTTCTTTGGAACTACAACTTTAAAACAAATATTACTTAGTGAACGTGTATTATTAAATGGTAAGCCAGTTAAACTGAAGACTAAAGGAGTTGATGTACAGAAACACATAAACGAAAAGCTAATTAACTATACATTAGAGTTTGATTATGCATACGATATTATCAATAACGTTATATGAGATCGGTTAAAATATTTATTGAGAATCTTCAGATTGATTTATTCAATGATGAAACGATTGAAGTTACTTCTAGTGTTCAAAATATAGCTGATATTGCTACAGTATTTACTGACTTTTCACAGTCGTTTACTATTCCTTGTACACCGAAAAATAATAGAATCTTTGAACACTATTATAATAACGATGTTGATACTACAATTGACCACAATAGAAGACGTGCAGCAAGGATTGAAATAGATACTGTACCTTTTAGAACTGGTAAGATTCAGTTAGAGAAATCACAAGTAAAGAAATCAAATGCTGAAAGCTATTCTGTAACATTCTTTGGTGATATTGTTACATTTAAAGATTTGGTTTTAGAGGACAAGTTGAAAGATTTAGATTATTCTACAATCAATCATCAATATACTGGAGCAGAAGTTCAAGCAAGAATAGAAACAGATTTAACAGTTGCAGATTACGATGTTAAGTATCCTTTAATTTCGTCTTCTAGGGTTTGGGATTATGGTGTAGGTGGCACAACAGATATAAACGCAACGGTTGGAGCAATAGCTTATACTGAGTTGTTTCCTGCAGTTAGAGTGGCTTCAATATTTAAATTAATAAGTATTAAATATGGAGTTACTTTTACCGGTAATATTCTAAATAATAAAAAGTTTATAGATGCGTTTTTATTGTATAAGAGTAAAGAAGCAATGTCTACACTTGGTGAGCCAAGTGATTTAGTCTTTGGTGTTGGTAATGTTTCAACAGATATAATATATAATTCAAAAATACAACAACGACCAATAGCTGATAGTTTGCTGGTTTCTCCTCCTTATGATTATGTGGTTGATCCTTCATATACAATTCAAATACATATTACAACAGCATCAAGTGTAGATTATTGGTTAGACGTTTATAAAAATGGAGTTTACAGTTCTTCTCTTTCGGCAAATGGCTCACATTTTTTTGAAATAATAGACGAAGGATTATATAGTGCTGAAATAGATTATACTTTTAAAATAAGAGCAACATCTCCTATAACATATTCAGGCGATGTAATATATGCTTATCAATATTTTTCTGCTGATTCTGCTTGGCCTGCTCCTGGTAGCTCACCTCTTACTTTCAATCAAGTAACAGCTACTGAATTAATTGCATCAACGACAACAACTGATTTTATAGATTTATCTTCCTTTGCACCTGACATGAAGATAATGGATTTTATGAAAGGAATATTCAACACGTTTAATTTAACTGTTGTTTCAACTTCACCTACTTCATTTAAATTTCAAACGTTAAAAGATTTCTATAATTCTGGTACTGATAGGAATATTACAAAGTATGTTATAACAGATGAAATAACAATTTCAAGACCTAAGCTATACAATGCTGTTTCTTTTGAATACGAAAAAAGTAATTGTTTTTTAAATAGAAAATACTTTGATTTATTTGGTAAAGAATACTCAAATTTAAAAGCAGTATTTGGATACGATGGTGGCGATTATACAATTAAATTACCGTTTGAAACTTTACTACATCAAAAATTCACAAACACAGATTTACAAGTAGCATATACTTTAGGCACAGAGCCTGAATATAAAAATTATATTCCAAAAGCAGTATTATTATACCAAAATAAATACACAAACATTGGAGCAAGTCAATCTTTTAAGTTTAATAATAGTGTAACAACTGACACGATTACAGATTACATTCCATTTGGACAAGATGCTGATGTTTCAGGTGTTAATTATTCACTAAATTTCAATAGTGATATTTCTTCTTTCACAGAAAACATAGAAAACAATAGTTTATATGCTACATATTACGAAGAATACTTAACAAATTTGTTTAGTTCTAAGACACGTTTAGTTGATGTGAAGACGATTATACCAATAAGTATGTTAACGTCTTTGAAACTTAACGATTCGCTTATCATTCGTGACAAGAAGTATATCATTAATTCAATGAAATCTAATCTTACTACTGGAGAAGTTTCATTTAGCTTAATAACTAATCAAAGAGAATCAGTAGATTTTAACCAAACGATCCACATTGATTATTTAGCACAAGATGTAGTAGTAGACTTTTCGATACCTGAAGGATATAGCATTGTAATTTCTTTGCCATTAGAAACGCAATTTGCTACACCTGCTAATTATACACCAATTGGAGAAGAACAAGTAAATTTTGCTTGTACGTTAAACGCAGGAACAACAGATAGAACAAATACATTTCCAATGGTTGTAACTACACCTGATGGAGTTTTACCGAATCAATATTTAACAATAATTCAAGCACATGAGATTGGCTATAGAATAATTGAAACGGCAACGGGTGCAATTCCTCGAGTAACAGAAGACGGACAAAAACGAATAATAGAATAATATGAAAGAGATATTTGAAATGTTAAAATTAGATTCATTCTATAACATGAGTGAAGAAATAGAAATTGCAAAGGGTAAAAATCAAATCCCTACAACAGTTAAACAAGCGTTAAAACAAGCCAAAAGAGTTATAAGATGGAAACAAAAACGATAGTAGTAGAAGTTGAAAGTAACTTAGGTAGTTTAAAATCACAACTTAGAGAAGCACAAGCAGAAGTTTCTGCAATGGCTGAAAAGTTTGGAGCAACAAGTACTGAAGCAATTAATGCAGCGAAAGCAGCAGCCCGTTTAAAAGATACTATTGGTGACGCTAAGGCAATGACCGACGCCTTTAATCCAGATGCTAAATTCAAAGCGTTAACGGCTTCAATGAGTGGTGCATTAAATGGCTTTCAAGCTGTTGAGGGTGCTATGGGTTTATTTGGTGCTGAAGGTAAAGCAGTTCAAGAAACTTTATTGAAAGTTCAGAGTGCTATGGCATTAGCTCAAGGTGTTGATGGTTTACTAGAAGCAAAAGATGCGTTTAAAACGTTTGGAGCAACTGTAGTTAATGGAATGAAAGCTATTAAAGTTTCAATGCTTACACTTCCTATTTTTTGGATTATCGGAGGTATAGCGTTATTAACGGCTGCATTTATTTATTTAGAATCAACTGCACAAACTGCAGGAGATCGAATAGTAAAAGGATTTAACGGTGTTTCTAGAGCTGTTGATACAACAGTAAAATCAATTGAAAGGCTAGGCAAAACACAAGATACTGCAACTAATAACTTACTTAAGAATTTAGACTTAGAAGCAAAGAGAAGGATTGCAATGGGTGAGGATGCGACTAAAGTACAAAAGGAAATAAACGCATTAAAAATTGAAGGTTTAAAAATCGCAATACAAGAAGATAGAGCAGCGACAAAAGCATTAAAAAACATAATAGATACTTTAGAAGTTGAAACTAAACGAGCTAAGGGAAAACTAGCACAACAAATTCTTGATGCTAAAGCTGAATCCGAATCTGCATTAACTGCTTTCGGTATGGCTGACGCTTTGCAAAGAATGAATAAACTTTCAGCACAATATAATGCTTTAGAAAGCGAATCTAATAAATCACTTTTTGAAAGTCGTAAATTATTATACGCAAAAACAGCCGAAATTGTATCTTCTAAAGATGCTGTTGCAGAACTTCAGATTGCACAACTTGAGTTAAATAAAACTGAGAAAGAAGGGAGAGACGCAAAGAAAGATAAAGAAGAAAAAGTAAGTACAGATTTTAAATCTAGTTCTGAATTTGACATGATGAATGAAGGCGATATATTCGCTGAAGGATTAAGAAAAAAAGAATCTGATAGAATAGATGCATCAAACTTAGAAAAAGAAGCCGCTAGAACTGCAGAATTAGAAGGTATATCATGGGCAAATCAAGTTAAAGAAGAAAAAAGATTAGAAGATGAAGCGGCTGATAAAAAAGCACAAGAAGAAAAATTAGCAAGAAACAAACAAATAGCTAGTTTATCTTTAGACGCTACAAAACAAGGTCTTCAAGGAATATCTGATTTAGTAGGTGCATTTGCAGGAAAATCTAAAGCAGCACAAAAGAAAGCATTTAACACACAAAAGAAACTTAATATAGCAATAGCTACTATTGATACTATCAAGGGTGCTGTAAGTGCATTTACAGGAATGACATCAACTATACCAGGACCCGTTGGTATAGCATTAGGTGTTGTTGCTGCTGCTGGTGTTGCTGCTTCAGGTGTTGCTCAAGTTAAGAAAATATCATCTACTACTTTTGATGGTGGTGGTGGTGGAGGTGGCGAGGGTGCAGGTGGTGTTGGTGGAATGAATGCTCCATCCGTTCCTACTCCTGCTAACTTTAATGTAGTGGGTAATTCAGGCACTAATCAATTAATGCAAGGATTACAAAGTCAACCTATAAAAGCATATGTTGTAGGTGGAGATGTTACAACAGCACAGAATTTAGATAGAAATAAAATTACAACAGCATCAATTTAATAATGTTTTATAGTTATGGAAAAGTTACAAGAAATAGAATTAACAATTAAGAGTGCAGACGATGGAGTCTTCGCCGTTTCTCTAGTTGAATCACCTGCAATAGAAAAGGATTTTGTATTCCTATCTTCTGAAGTAGTTGAGTTGAAAGTAGTAGATGAAGAAAGACGTATAGTAGTAGGTTTCGCATTAGTTCCTGAAAAGAGAATATTTAGACGAATGAATGGAAAGGATTTTAATATATTTTTCACTAAAGAAACGGTAGCACAAACTGCTGAAATCTATATGAAGAAATTAAACCTAAACAACTTTACTACGGAACACGAAGAAAAGGTGCAAGGTGTTTCAGTAATTGAAAGTTGGATAGTTGAAGATTATAAGAATGATAAATCTAATTTATATAATCTAGGTGCTAAGGGTGGCGAATGGGTTTTAATGAGTAAGATCTACAACGATGAAGTATGGAATGAAATTAAAAACGGAACATTCAAAGGTTATTCAATAGAAGGTGCGTTTGATGGGTTTGAGCAATTACATTCTAAAGAAGATAATATTATTAATGAATTAAAAACTTTAATAAATGGCTAGTACTATAAACACAGCTTATGCAGTTCAAGTTGATACATTAGAAAGTGAATCAAACATATCATTTGAGAATGGTGTAATACATTTATTTAACGGTCAGTTAAAATACCATTATAACGGTTTGGCATTACCGTTATCTACTTCTGCTTTGTCTAGTGGTAATCTAGTATTCGTAAATCAAAAATCAGATTTTCCAACTGCTGTAAGTGGGGTTATTACTTTACTTGCAAACGTTACTTATTTTATTACTACTACAATCGACTTGCTAGGTGACAGATTAGTATGTGGTGAGAATACAACTTTAATCGGTGGATCATCTGAAAACTGTAGAATCAAATCTACGGGTTTAGTTTCTGCTTTGATTACGTCTAACTATTCTTTACCTATTCGAAACTTGACACTCGAGGCGGCTTTAGTTTTAGACTTAGACGGTGACGGGGTTACAACTGCTTTAGACTGGTTTGGAGTTAACTTTACTGATTGTGCTGTTATAGGAACTATTAAAGACTATTCTAATTTTGTTATGTCAGATTGTGCATTTCTTAATAGTGGCGGTTTAACTTTTAATGGAACGATAGGAACGGTATCTATCAATAGTTCGTTAATTGATTGTAACGCTTCAACTACTGCTATTATATTACCTTCTACTTTATCAATTACTAGACGTTTTAGAGTTACTTACACTTCATTTATAGTGTTAAGTGGTGAAACGGGAATAAGTGTAGATGCTGGTGTTACATGGTTAGCCGATGAAAGATATATTTTAGATACGGTTAATTTTTCAGGCGGTGGAACTTACACAAGTGGTATAGGTGTTTCTTCAAATAAAGCATTATTTATTAATTGTGTAGGTATTTCTAATAGTGCTGTAAACGGTCAAATTTATATGCAAGACAACGCAACAGCAACTACTGTCGGAGTTAAAAATACATTTTATAAAGTAGCAGGAACAACAACTGCTAGTATTGATAATTCTAAATATTTAATGCCTTCAAATAATAGACTTACAAACGATGCAACAGTAACTAGAAAATATTTGATTCAATGCGTGTTATCGTTTACAGGAACGGCAAACGGCGTTTATCAATTTGCTTTTTATGATAGTAAGTTAGGAACAATTAGAACGCCATCTAAAACAAAGTCAACTTCAAATAATAATGGTCGTAATGAGAATGTTTCATTTGCTTGTGTGGTATCACACGTTGCAGGTGACTATTTAGAAATACATGGAACAAATAATAGTGGTGCTAGAAATTGTACAGTAACAGATATGAACTTTGTAATAACGGAAATTAAATAAAATGGCAAAGGTAAAAAAACCAAAATTAAAAGATTACGAAAAGCAATCTAAAGGACAAGGATTAGGCACATTGATAGGTCAATCTACAAGCACTATTACACACGTTTAAAAAATGAATTTACAACAAAACAAAATAAGTCTTGTTAAATAGATAATAACTAAAATAATATACAAATGAGTTTAAAAGAAAACGTTAATTCTGTACTAAGAGCCGTAGGCTTGAAAGCTGTAGAAATTAAACTAGCACAAATGAAAAGCGAAGACGGAGTTACAGTATTTGAGGCTGAATCTTTTGAAGCTGATTATTCAGTTGGTATCGCAACAGAAGAAGGAATTGTTCCTTGTCCAGTTGGAGAATATACACTTGAAGATGGATCTATTATGGTAGTTCTAGTTGAAGGTGTAATTGCTGAAATTAAGCAACCTGAATCAGAGGCAGAAACTTCAGTAGAAGTAGATGTTGAAGCAGAAGCAACTGTTGAAACTCCTGTAGTTAAAAAAACTGTTGAATCAGTTACTAAAGAAACATTCTTTTCTGAAAACATTTTGTTGAAAGTTCAAATTGAAGAATTGAAAGCACAATTAGAAGCTAAGAATGAAGTGAGAACTGAAGTAGTAGAATTGGCTGAAGAAAAAGAAGTTGAGCCTATTAGATTCAATCCTGAAAACTCTAAAACTCCTGAAGTATTTAGATATGCGAAAGGTGCAGGTCAAACAAGACTAGATTCAATTATAAACAAATTAAACAAATAATAAATGGCAACAACATCAACAACCTCAAACGATCTACAATATACACGTAGAAATCAAGTTGCAATTACTGCTACTCAATCCCTAGAAGAAAAGGATGCTGGTAGTGATTACAATGTAGCTACTGATGCTTTAGTTATTACACTTCCTTTAATTGAAGCTGATAACTTAGGTATGGAATTTCTATTTAGAAATACGGGTGCAAATGGTGCAAACATCATTACTCTTTCTCCTGCTTCAGCTGATGGAATTAACGGACGTATTTCAACTGCTGCTGCTGATTCAACTGCAGGGGGTGTAGTAAATAAAGACTGGATTAACACTAAGGCAACTGCTAAGAAAGGTGACTATGTAAGAATTAAGGCTGTAGCTTTAACAACATGGTTTATCGAAGAAGGTCAAGGGGTTTGGGCATCTGAAGCATAACAATTTAAATAATTAACTAATAAATAAATTTTAAAAAATGGCAACTACAACGTCAATTACAACAAGTTATATCGGGGAAAATTCTGCTCGATACGTTTCTGCAGCATTACTTTCTGCAAACAGTTTAGAAAATGGAGGATTAACTATCTTACCAAACATTAAGTACAAACAAGTAATCAATAAAATCGGTATTGATGCAATCTTGAAAGATGCTACTTGTGATTTTACTGCAACATCTACAGTTACTTTAACTGAAAGAGTTCTTACAGTAGAGGATTTTCAAGTTAACTTACAATTGTGTAAGAAAGATTATCATAATACATGGATGGGATTACAACAAGGTTTCTCTGCTCATGATACTTTGCCTAAATCTTTTTCTGATTACCTTATTGCATTAGTTGCTGATAAAGTTGCTGCTACTGTAGAGACTAACATTTGGTCAGGTGCTACTGCTACTTCTGGTGCTTTTGATGGTTTTGAAGTTCTTTTAGCTGCTGATGCTGCTCTTCCTACTGCTAACGAAGTTGCTGGTGCTGCTGTATCTTCTGCAACTATCATTGTTGAATTAGGTAAAATTGTTGATGCTATTCCTGCTGCTGTTTACGGTAACGAAGGATTAAGAATCTATGCTTCACGTGCAATTGTTAAGGCTTATATTCGTGCATTAGGTGGATTCGGAACAAGTGGATTAGGTGGAAATGGTGTTAACGCACAAGGTACACAATGGTACACAGATGGTTCTTTATCATTTGACGGGATTCCAATCTTCATGGCGTCAGGAATGACTTCTACAGTTGCTATTTGTACATATCCTGAAAACTTATATTTCGGTTGTTCAATCTTATCTGACTTGAATGAAGTAAAAGTAATCGATATGAGCGAAATGGATGGTTCTCAAAACGTACGTGTTATAATGCGTATGGGTATGGGTATTCAATATGCTAACGTTTCAGATATCGTTACTTACGGAATCACCAACGCAGCTAACTAATAATTAATTATTAACTAAGAAGGGGTGGTGCAATATACACCATCCCTTTTTTAATACATATAAAAATGGCTTGTGAAATAACACTAGGGCGTATAGAGCCTTGTAAAGACAGTATTGGTGGATTAGATGCAATTTACTTCGTTAACGAAGGAGATACGACTGGATACACTTATGATGCTACAAATACTGATTCAATTGAAACTGTAACGGGAACACCTGTTGCTTTTAAATACGATTTGAAAGGGAGTGCTAATACTTTCGTTCAAACTGTAAACTCTTCAAGAGATAACGGTACTACTTTCTTTGACCAAAAATTATCTATTACATTAAAGAAACTTTCTGTATCTGACCACAAACAACTTAAATTGTTGATTTACGGAAGACCAAACGTTATCGTTAAAGATAACAACGGTAATTTCTTCTTAGCAGGAAAAGACTTTGGAATGGATGTAACCGGTGGAACTATCGTAACTGGTGGTGCAATGGGAGATTTGAGTGGCTACACTTTAGAATTAACGGGAATGGAAAAAGTACCTGCTAACTTCTTTGAAGCAACTACTGAAGCGTTACTTATTACTTCAGGGTATACAATCACTGCAGGAGTATAATTATTATTTTCTAGAAACAGAAACCCTCGCTGAATTAGTGGGGGTTTTTTTGTTTTTAAAACAGTTTTTAACTTTTCTTGTTATTATAGTATATGATTATCTTAAAAGAATTAGCGACAAGTCAAACGTTTAAAGTTATTCCAAGAACATTGGCAGCAACATCTATGACTTTTACGCATGAAGAAACTGGAATAGTTACAACTTATGCAATTACACCAACTATTGATAGATACTATTTATCTATTTCAAAGATTCTTGTTTTAAAAGATAATCATTTTTACACGCTAAATATTTTGGATGGTACTACTGTAGTTTATACAGATAAGGTATTCGTTACAAATCAAACAATAGCAACTTATTCAATTAACAACGGAGAATATGTACAATCTTCTTCAAATAATGACTATGTAGTTTATGAGTGAAACATCAAATAGTTTTGTACTAGAATTATCTAGTTACACACAGCCTTCAATTATAGAAGATTCACGTAATGCGTGGGTTGAATATGGTGAAGATAATAATTACTATTCTTGGTTAATTGACCGTTATAGAAATTCGCCTACTAACAATGCTGTAATCAACAATATGTCAAAGTTGATATACGGCAAAGGGTTAAACGCAAAAGACGCTAATAGAAAGCCTAACGAATACGCTCAAATGAAGATGTTATTCGGTAAAACTTGTTTACGATCCGTTATTCTAGATTTGAAACTAATGGGTTCAGGTGCTTTTCAATGTATTAAATCAAAAGGTTTAATATCTAAAGTTGAACATTTACCAATGAATCTATTAAGACCTGCTAAATGCAATGACAAAGGTATTGTAGAGGGCTATTGGTATTCTGATAATTGGGATGACATTAAAAAGTTTGTTCCTGTATTTATTCCATGTTTAGGCACTACAACAGAAGATATTGAAGTTTTAGTATTTGGTAACTATTCGGTAGGTAGAAAATATTTTAGTGCCGTAGATTACGAAGGTGCTTTAGACTATTGTGTACTTGAAGAAAGAATAGCTGAATATCTAATTAACGAAGTTGAAAACGGATTTTCAGGAACTAAAGTCGTAAACTTTAACAATGGTGTACCTGGAGAAGAACAACAAAGACTTCAATCTAGTAAAGTATTAAACAAATTAACGGGTTCAAGAGGTCAAAAAGTAATCGTTTCTTTTAATAATAACGAAACACAAAAGACTACAGTTGACGATATACCATTAAACGATGCACCACAACACTACGAATACTTATCTACAGAAGCTAGAAACAAGATTTTAGTAGGTCATAATATTACTTCTCCTATGTTAGTAGGTGTTACTTTGGATGGTAGTGGTTTTTCTAGTTCAGCAGATGAAATTGAAGTTGCAGCAATCTATTTTTATAATACTATTGTAAATCACTTTCAAGAACTAGTTACAGATGCTTGTGATACTATTTTAGCAATTAACGGTATTGCTTTAGATTTATTCTTTGAGCGTAAATCTTTAACTACAGATTCAAATGTTGTAGCACAAGCACAAGAAACTACTACGCTTTCTTTAAGTTCTGCTATTGACAAATTAAACTTAGATAACTTTGGAGAAAATGCTCCTGAAAATTGGTTATTAATTGATGAGTTTGAAGTTGATTACGATACTGACGATTCAGAAAATGCATTATTAAGCGAAAAACCAAAAGAAGAAACTTTACTATCTAAGATTTGGAACTTTATTTCTTCAGGAGATGCAAGACCAAATATAACAAGTAAGCAAGATGAAAATATTGATGGTATAAAATTCGTTACACGTTATAAATATGCAGGAGAAACAAGTGAAGATTCTCGTGCTTTTTGTAAAAATATGATGAAAGCTAATAAGATATATCGTAAAGAAGATATTATAAATATGGGAAGTCAAGTTGTTAACGAAGGATGGGGACCTGAAGGGACTGATTTATATTCTGTTTGGTTTTTTAAAGGCGGTGGAGCGTGTCATCATAGATGGAATAAGCAAGTTTATGCTGTTCTTTCTGGTACTGCTTTAAATTTGCCTAATCAAAAACAAATATCACAAGCAAAGGCTAAGAAATACGGTTATGAAATTAAAAACGAAAGTTTAGTATCTACAAGACCAATTGATATGCCTTACAACGGTTTTTTACCAACTAATAAAAGATTTAACTAATGGCACAATCACTATTTGTCACTACTACTGACATTGCAAAATTCACTTCTTTGAATGGTAATTTAGATCCCGACAAGTTCACTGATAAAATGAAGGTTGCACAAGATATTCATATTCAAAATATCTTAGGTACAAAGCTATTTAATAAGATAAACGATGGAATAGTAGCAGGAACTTTAGTAAGTCCTTATACTACTCTATTAACGTCTTATATCAAGCCTATGGTTATTCATTACACAATGGTTGAATATTTGCCATTCGCTAGTTATACATTTGGTAATAAAGGAGTGTTTAAGCATGGTAGCGAAAACGGTGAAAACATATCTAAAGAAGAAATGGATTCATTAATTGAGAAAGAACGAAGTTTAGCACAGCATTATAACGAAAGATTCGTAGATTACATTTGCTTTAATTCAAATTTATATCCTGAATATAACGCAAACTCTAACGGTGATATGTTTCCTGACAAAGACGTTAATCTTTCAGGGTGGTTTCTGTAGATTTAAAGCATAAAATATGAAGATAAAATATAAACAAAAGGCTTCTAACGTTAAGAAATTAGAGCAGTACATAATCAAATTAAGTAAAGATGGCACAATACAAGATATCAGGGTTAACAGCATATCCAAATAGTACATTCGGGGTTAATGATAAGTTTGAAGTATCTTATCTTTCAGGAGGTGTTCACTATTCTAGGTACTTGACAGGAACGCAAATACTAGCAACTATTCCTAGTGGCATAACAATAGGCACAACTGCAATTACTTCAGGAACAACAAAGCGTGTATTATTTCAAGACGGCTCGGTTGTTTCTCAAAGTGCTAATTTCGTATTCGATGCAGCTAATCAGTTAGTAATCGGAGGGCATACGGGAGGGGCTAGGATTGACGTTAAAGCTGGGGGGGCTTTGAGTACTGATTTAGGATTGAGAGTTCGGGATAGTGCTGGTGGTGCAAATTTACTCAGCGTACAAGGAGATGGAGGTGTAGTAGTAAATGGTAGGATAGGATTGAATACGGCTGTTAATTCGATAATTGATTTCTACATATCAGCATCAACGGGTACATATTATGGGATATACGCTACGGGATCGTATGGTCAAGCCGCCTTCGCTGCGCCCGTCAACACATCTTCCACTCCCACGAATTTTTACGCCCCTGGATGCGGTAATTCGGCAGCATATAAAGCAGAGAATACAGGTGGAACAGCAACAGTTACAGGTGTTAGACGTGGATTTGTTGCGGATAATTTTAATAGTTCTGCCTACAACAACATTGCGTTTTCTGCTGACATAACGAATAGTGGTGGAGGTGAAGCATTAGCCTTTGATGTTGTGAATGGCAATTTTAAATTTGGAACAGGAACAGGTACAAAAATAGGAACAGGAACAACTCAAAAAATAGGTTTTTGGAACGCAACACCAATAGTACAACCTACAACGGCAGTTGCAGCTGCTACCTTAGCAAGTTTAGGAGGTACAACGATTACGGATACAGATACTTTCGACGGCTACACATTGAAACAAATCGTTAAAGCATTACGGAATGCTGGGTTACTAGCATAATTATTATATTTACACAAAAAAAAACAAAATGGGGTTAATTATCAAATCAACAGAAGCAAAGAAAATTCAAAGTCAAGGGTACGATGGACAAATTACAGAAATTGAAAGTGTTTATGCACGTTTAGAATTTGCTTGTAGACCGAATGGAACAACTATTGAGAGTGCATTTCCTTACATCTTTTTGAGTAAGGCAGCTTTTAAATTGAACGCTCCAACTATTCCAACTGACATTCCAACAAGTGCAAGTGGTGAAGTCTTAGAGCAATCTATGTTAACAGCTCACGAAGTTGCAAGTGCTATGCTAGTCAAAGAAGGTTATGAAGTTATTATAGATTTGGTTTAATAACCGAATAACCTAAACAAGAAACCACAAATGACACCCGAAAAAATACTAGATTTAGGCGTAAAAATAGGCGTAGTTCCATTTATGTTCTATATTATAATGCTTACTCGTTCAGACGTTAAAGAGCTTCAAACGGCTTTAAAAGACTGTTATTTACAGATGAATAACTTGAGTGAAAATCCTAGAGATGAGCAACAAAAAGACACGTTTAGAATAGTTGCAATTTTACCATCTAATCCAATTGAATATGATAAGCGTTATCAAAGAACTACTTTGTGATACTTTAAAGAAAGAGGGTAAATGGAGTAGAACAAGTTTAACAATGTTTACGGCTTGGTTCTTTGCGTTATCATTCGCTTGGTTTGATTTTATGGATAAAGGTCTTAGGTTTGATGTATGGGTAACGTTGGTAGGGGTGGCATTAGGTAGTAAGATAACAGATTCATTCAGTAAAAAATTAGAAAAATGAAAATAAACTTAACACAATTAGCGTCTTTAGTATTTGCTATTCTATTGTCTATCTATTTAATGTTTCTTATTTCGTGTTCTGCTAAATTTCATCAAAAGAAGTTTATTCAAAAAGGTGGCAAGATTGAACAAACAGAACGAACTGTAACAGTTACCGACACATTGAGAATAAACGGCAAAGATTCAATTATCTACCGTCAAGTTAATGTTGATTGTCCAGAGTTAGTTGCTCCATTGACTAGATATGAAATTAGATATCAATATAAAACGATTAGAGATACTTTAAGATTAATTAAGTATAATACGAAGTGGAAAACTAAACAAGCCGTTAAAACGCTTAGAAACGATAAAAAAAAGTCATTCGGTTATAATTTAAGATTTATTGGAATAATTGCGTTTTTGTTGATTTTAATTGTACTTTTGCTTCGAACAAATAAAAATTAAGATTATGAAAACAAATTATGTAATTGGAGAAACTTATTATTACAAAAGAGTTAAGTTAGAGTTGATAGATATTAGAATAACAGATGCTTACCCTCTTAGATGTTTTGATAAAGATGGTGATTGTTGGTGTTTTTTATTAGATGGTAAATATACTGTTAATCAAAATCCCTCCCTATCAACTTCACCTACTGAATTTATTGCGCCTAAAGAGAAGTGTGAAACAAAGATTTATTTTGAACAAGATGTTGTTGATGAGATTAAAAAAGTATTCAGCAAAAAATTAAGCCAAATTGGAGATAAACAAATATATATAGATTATACACCAATTGATGTGACACAAGCAATAGCACTTCTAAAATCAGAAGGTTACACAATCACTAAACAATATTAAGATGGAACTAGAAAAATACAAAGGTGTGACTATTAACGGCTCACACTTTCCTGACAAACCAATTCTAAACAATGCTAAGATTTCATTCAATACGGAAATACTAAAAGAGTACATCCCAACGATTGAAAAGATGAACGTTTCTAAAGGGTTGAAGTTATTGTTAATCATAATGACAGACCATGAAGGGTTTAAAGTTGGTACACGAAGTTATAGAACAAACAATCCTGGTAATATCGGTAATACTGATTCAGGTGCAAACGTTAAACTTGCTTCATTAGAAATTGGGATTCAAAGACAAATAGATTACTTTACTAAAATCATTGAAGGTAAATCTAAAACCTATCCAATGAATAAACAAGTGAACATCAAGCCTTATTATTCAAGTGAGATAGCAAAGAATATTAAGACTTATCAGATGTCACCTTATGTACCAGGTTATCGTTTCATCTTTACAGGGCAATTAGATCAGTTTATTAAAATCTATTCAACGGGTGCAAGAGCAGGAAATAGTTATTTAAGTGAGATAATTTCATTCTTTAAAAATCACGGTATAACAGTAACACCTGAAACAACATTATTCGATATTAATAGAATCGTTTAAATTTCAGACCTACTAATCAGTAGGTTTTTTTATTACCTAAAAATTTATTATGGAATATAGACCAAGATTAAATGAAACAGAATATAATCTAATTTTAAACGCCCGTAAGAATAACGGAAATAGAGTTTTATGTATCGGAGATTTGCATGAACCGTTTTGCTTAGATGGTTATATTGACTTCTGTATTGAGATGTATAAGAAACATAGTTGCAATAAAGTAGTTTTCATTGGTGACGTTATCGACTGCCATTATTCGTCTTATCACGAGACCGATTCAGATGGTTTAGGTGGAGGTCAAGAACTAGATTTAGCAATTAGTAAATTAGCAAAGTGGTATGAAGCATTTCCACAAGCTGATGTAACAATCGGTAACCACGATAGATTAATAATGCGTAAGGCTCAAACGGGTGGAATACCTACCAAGTGGATTAAAGCATATAAAGAAGTGTTAGAAACGCCTGAATGGAATTTTACGCATAGAGTTATAATCGACAACGTTCAATACATTCATGGTGAAGCAGGAACGGCAAAAGCTAAATGTAAAGCTGACATGATGTCAACAGTTCAAGGGCATTTACATACTCAATGTTATACAGAATGGTTTGCAGGTGCTAACTTTAAGATATTTGGAGCACAAGTAGGTTGTGGAGTAGATCATGATGCGTATGCAATGGCGTATGCAAAAGCTGGAAAGAAACCAATTATAGGTTGTGCTGTAATAATAAACGGTAAAACTTGTATAAACGAGTTGATGGAGTTATAATTTTTAGTACATTTACACAAAATCTGTTTTACACGTTTCATAATCGTTATTTTTTCA